GTCTTGGGCCTTGGATAGCTGGCCGAAATACACCTTACGCAGATCCCGCTTGATATCGCCGCCAAGCAAAAAGCGGCTGTTGGCCTTTGAATAGGCGTTCATAATTGTGCCAAACACGCCTTCAAGGTAGGACGCCCCGCCGCGCTGCTGTGCATTGCGCACCTTGCTGAGAAAAATACCGATCTCGTCAATGTTGTAGAATGACGCTTGGTTTTCGATCAGGTTGCGCACGATCTCTTGTTCGCTTTTGATACCGCCCTGAATTGCGCCCTGCATTCCCGCCGCGATGTGCAATTCTGTAAACGCCTGCATGACGGCTTCTTTGCCCGTGCTGGATGCCGCTACGCAAAAAGACAGCATGTTAGCTGTCACGCCGTCGTGCGTGTCATAGTGAGACATACCGCCAATGTTGCCGATTGCCGTGATTGCGCTGGCAACCGCAAGCCTGCGTCGAGGATATCGGCACTGCCCGTCAATCCAGTCTGCGACCCTGCCCACAAACCCCGGCGGTCGGGTGAGGTCAACGCCAGTCACGTCTATTGGCAGGGCAAAGCCATCATCTTCTAAATGCTCCGGCTCCGGCGCAAACTTCTGTGGAAAAAACTCCTCGTTGAAATCTGAAAAGTCTTCGTCTTTTAGTGATGCAACTGCAGAAACGCGGGCTTGGGCAAGATCGTCTTGCATTTCGTCATAGCTTTTTCCCGTGGCATAGTCTGCAAGACTGAATGTTTTATCGCTCATTTTCTGCCCACCTTAAAAATTTGGTTCTGTCGTCAGGGGCCATGCGCCGGAACGCTGCAGCAGCAAGGCGCTTCGTTTGCTTGTGTGCTACGATGCTGTTTTCCAAGGCGTCGAGCGATGCCACGGCATAGGCTTCTAATTCATGCGGGGCAGCGCACGACGCCCAGAACAAAGCATCCTGCCGGACCTTCTCAGGGAACAACGGCACGTCTGGAACATCAGCGCCGTTAAATTCCAAAAACGCAGATACCGTGCCAATGCATAGATCACGGTTGATCGCGGCACATTCCGTTAGGCCATCCCATAGCAGGCGCGCGCGCTCTGCATCAGTCATGGCGTGGGGCCTTTGTATGACATCTTTGAGTTATTTAGCCCAGAAATATACTCTTCACTAGACATGGGTAAAAATTCGGAAAACTTGGGTGAAACATCAGATTTAAATTTGCTCAAGTCATAATTTTTTACATCCATTATTCTTAAAGCGAGGCATGAACTAAACTTGTCAGATTCAAACTCTTTAGATGCTGCTATCATGTGGTTTTGAAATATAGCGCCTGCTATGGTTCGGCGAACCCGCTTGCAAGCGTAAATTCCTTTCAGCCTAGTCGATCTACCATTTTCTGCAACCTGATATGCTACATTATGGATCGGGCTTAATCTTTCTATCATTTCTTTTTCAACAGAAATACAATGTAAATTGCTGTCACAATGCGTAATTTTAACACTTTCAACGTGTGGAAACCAATTCTTTTGGGCTGAGTGGTCGTGAACCCTAGAAAGCCCATTTATGCTTTTTCCTATGTAAAGCAGGTCACCGTTCTTTGCGTACAAAGAATATACAATAAATGACCTCATTTCCCATCCTCCAAAATCTTGGCAGCAGCTTTCATTGCACAAAACCTTAAATAGTCTGACAGGCTTCTAAATCCCTCAGACCTCATTCCTGCCTCTATGGCGTTGCGCTCTTCATTTGTCATTGAAACGGGTATTCTTTTCATGGTGCGCCTTTCAAGTGCCTGTTAGATGCTTGACAGTACCCTTACAGCATCCTATTGTCAACAAGCGGGATTAGAGAGTGCGACCCGCCGCACGGGCCAATGCGCCAAACAAAGGACTAGAATATGAGTATCCTTGCGACTGCAAGCAAGCCCGCCGACCGCGCCGTTATGGTGACGATCTGCGGAGATAGCGGGATGGGCAAAACCAGCCTTGCCGCGACATTCCCGAAACCCATTTTCATTCGCGCTGAGGACGGATTGCAGGCAATCCCTGCGGACATTCGGCCCGACGCCTTGCCGCTCGTGACTTCGGGCGCGGTCTTATGGGAACAGCTAACGGCCCTGCTGCAAGAAGATCACGACTACCAAACCATCGTGATTGACTCTGTAACGGCGCTGGAACGCCTGTTCCTTGCGGACGTGCTGGCCAGCGACCCGAAGGCCAAAAGCATAAATCAGTGCCTCGGAGGTTATGGCGCCGGGACAAGCGCCGTTGCGGCCATGCACGGGCGGGTGCGCAAGGCTTGTGGCCTGATGAACGAGCGCAAGGGGATGCACGCTGTATTTGTGGCGCACGCAGATGTGCAAACCATGAAGCTACCAGATCAGGATGATTACATGCGCTATTCCCTGCGCCTGCCTGACAAGAGTCTGCCACCATACGTCGATGATGTGGACGTGGTTGCCTTCCTGCGTCAGCAGATGTTTGTCACGGGCGGCGATGATGAGCGCAAAATGGCACGTGGAACAGGCGCGCGTGAACTTGTCTGCAACGTATCGCCCGCCAACGTGTCAAAAAACCGCTATAACATCACCGAACCAATGGCGGTCAAGATGGGTGAAAACCCCCTTGCAGACTTCATCCCGGCCCTCAAGGGTCACAATGCACCGAAAAAAAAGGAATCTGAATAATGTCATTTTGGGACTTGAGCGACGGCGAAACCGCAGCAGACACGCCAAAGGAATATGAGGTTCCCGGCGGCAACATGGAGCCAATCCCGAATAACTCGGACGTGCTTGCCATCATTGATGAAATTAAATGGACCACGAACGGGAATGAAAGCGACCCGCGCGAATACATCAGCGCGCGCTGGTCTGTGATGGCCCCAGAACAATTCAAAAACCGCAAGGTGTTCCACAAAATTTGGGTTACGGACTTTGACCCGAACGCCAAGGACGAAGCTGCGGCAAAATTGAAGCGCGACAAGAATCGGAAGATGCTTGCGGCCATTGATGCCAATTCTGGCGGGATGCTGACGAAAAGTGGTGACACGCCGACTAGTGACGCTTTGGCAATGCACCTGACCAATAAACCGATGGTGATTAAGTGCATGGTGTGGAGCATGAAGGGCAACGATGGAAATGATATGAAAGGGAATTGGATTTCCGCTGTGTCACCATCGGACAAAGCGCTGCATGTTGGTGAGGCTACGAAAAAACCGGCGGCGAGTGGCGGGTCTAGCGGCGGTGGTCGTGCCGATCTGGATGATGAGATTCCGTTCTAAATAAACGGGGGCGACCCGCGCCGCGAAGGTGTGGAGCCGATTACCCTGAGTTATTCAGAGGCGCGGCGCGGGTCTTTTTAGCAGACAATTGGAGAATAACATGCAACCTATGACAAATAGTAGTGGGAAAGTCAAAAAATGCTTAATTGGAGGTTGCAACGAATTTGCATTTCACGGGCCATGGAGAAAGCAAAGGTGCAAGGCTCATGGCGCATCTATGGTTGAAAAACGCAAAATCTATGACGAACGTCGAAGATCTGCGCCAAGGTGCAATTCATGTGGCGTTGAACCACTTATTGGGGATTTTCGGTTAGAGTTAGGGATATGCCAAGACTGCGAAAAACAAAAAAATGAACTTAATGCAGAATGTGAAAAGCAACGTGAATTTGATGAGGCTTTTACGGTTGATGACCTGAAGTCATGGATAACGAGGTATATGTTATGACAGACCCTATGGAACAACGCACCGAACAATGGCACGCCGCGCGCGCGGGCCGTATTACCGCAAGCACGGCGGGGGCATTTCTTGGCCTGTCGCCGTTTATGAAGCCAGAGGACGCCATGCGGGCGCTTGTGCGATCCATGCACGGGATGACGCCCGAGTTTAGCGGCAACGTGGCCACCGAATACGGCACATTTCACGAGGAAGGCGCGCTGGTCGAGTATCAGATGGAGACTGGCAACACAGTCACGCCGCTGGCGTTTGCTCCGCATCGCGACTGGCTTGGTGCTTCGCCGGATGGGTTGGTAAATAGGTTTGGCCTGATAGAAATTAAATGCCCGTTTGGGCAGCGAAAGAAAAACCCGCCTGAATTTAAGAGCGTCAAAGATCAGCCGCAATATTATGCCCAGATGCAAATCCAGATGTATTGCACGTGCCGGGACTGGTGCGATTTTTTTCAGTGGTCGCCGTATGGCACAAAGACGGAGCGGGTTTGGGAGGATCACAAATGGCTTGATATAAACATGCCAATCCTGCGCACCGCATGGGAAGCCGCCCGCGCCGCAGATCCTGCCGACTTTGAAGGCCCAAAGCGCACGGCGATTGATACGCCCGAAGCCGTTCGTCTGGTACGTGAATACGACGAACTGTCGGACGCGATGGATGCCGCAAAGGAAAAGCGCGACGAGGTGCTGGCAAACATGGTGCGGATCGGTGGCGGCAAGGATGCGACAATCGCAGGGCGCAAGCTAACGCTGGTTAAGCGCGCCGGGTCCGTGGCATATGCTAAGGCGCTGGCCGCTGCCGCGCCCAAATTTGATGTTGAGCCATATCGCGGCAAGGGCAGTGGGGGGTGGAAATTCACATGAATAACCAAAACACAAAAAACCAACTTGCGGACCTTAGCGATGCATTTCACTCTGTGAAAACAAGGCGTCGGGAGTTGCTTGTTCAAATCGCCCTGCACGGGGAAACGATACAAAGCGAGACAGAAGTAAGCCCGCAAGAACTTTTAATCTTGCGAGATTACATCAAAGATTGTTTTGGCGACGGATCTCACTTTAGTAATCGTGATCTAGCACGTGGGGGTCCAAACCAGACAAGAAAGAAAACTGCCGTTATACTTGGCGTTTTGATGGATGCTGGCATCATAAATCGCGCGCCATCACCACATATCAAGTATTGCTTGGCAATGATATGACCCTCCGCCCATACCAACAAGCCGCCGTAGACGCCGCGTGGGATTGGACAACTCAAAGCGTGGACCCGTTCCTGATTGAAGCGGCCACAGGCGCGGGCAAAAGCCATCTAATCGCGGAGATAGCGCGCAAGATCCACGTTCACACGGGCAAGCGGGTTCTGTGCCTTGCGCCCAGCGCGGAGCTGGTCACGCAAAACCGTGCGAAGTATCTGGCAAGTGGACATCAGGCAAGCATGTTTTCCGCAAGCGCAGGCGCAAAGGAATTGCGGCACCCCGTTGTTTTTGGATCGCCTTTGACCGTCAAAAACCGCATTAGCCGGTTTCAGGACGGATATGCGATGGTGGTTTTGGACGAAGCGCACGGGATAACGCCAACCATTCGGGGGATTATTGACGCCATGCGTGAAGGCAATCCGAACCTGCGAGTGTGCGGATTGACCGCCACGCCGTACCGCTTGGGAACGGGTTATATTTTCCGCATGGGGCCAAGCGGAAATATCAACGCCCCAGACACGGCAAAAGACCCGTATTTTATGAAGTGCGTTTCTCAGATACAAGCACCGGAATTAATTGAACAGGGCTTTTTAACTGCGCCTCTAGTTGGCACGGCTGGGGCTGGGAAATACGACACGTCCGCGCTAGTGGCAAACAAGGCGGGCAACTTTGACGCCGCTGCCGTAGATCAGGCTTATCACGGGCACGGGCGGCTAACGTCTGCCATTGTTGCGGACGTGGTGGCGCAAACGCGGGCGCGGAATGGGGTCATGTTCTTTGCAGCAACAGTCCAGCACGCGCAGGAGGTCATGGCGTCCCTGCCCCCGCGTATGTCCGCCATGGTCACGGCAAATACGCCAACGGGTGAGCGCAAGTCAATCCTTGCGCGGTTCTTGGCGCGGGATTTGAAATACCTCGTAAACGTGTCAGTTTTGACGGTTGGTTTTGACGCGCCTCATGTGGACTGCATTGCCATTCTGCGCAAGACGGAAAGCGTTGGGTTGCTGCAGCAGATCATCGGGCGCGGTTTGCGTTTGTGCGAAGGCAAAACGGATTGCTTGGTGCTGGATTACACCAGCAACATTGAGGACCACTGCCCAGACGGTGACTTGTTTTCGCCCGTGGTGAAAGCCGGGTTCGGCACTGAAGGCACGGGCATGTCCGCTGTTTGCCCTGAGTGCGCATATGAAAACACGTTTTCCGCAAACATCAAATATCTCCACTATGAGCGGGACGAAGCGGGGTATTGTCTGGATTTGGACGGGCAGCAGGTGCAGACAGACTTTGGCCCGCTATCTGCGCACCACGGCAGGCGTTGCTGTGGGATGGTGCAGGTCGGGCGCAAGGGGCAATATGACAGGTGCGGCTATCGCTGGACTTACAAAGAATGCCCCCACTGTGACGCGCCAAACGATATCGCAGCGCGATACTGTATAGAATGCAAGGGAGAGATCGTTGACCCAAACACAAGGCTGCGTGAGGAATTTGCAAGGATCAAGCGGACACCTACCGAAAAGCAGACCGATGATATTGTGTCGCTGGATGTGCGCGAAGGGGTTTCACAGCGCGGCAATCCTACCGTGCGCGCCGATTTTGTCACGCCGTGGCGCTCGTTTTCGGTTTGGTTTAATCCAAACTCAAACTACCCACGCCAGCAAGCCGACTGGGCAACATTCCAACGGGCAACAGAGGATGGCACGCCAAAAACTGTGACCTATAAAAAAGACGCGGAAACTAAATTCTATAACGTGTTTGCGTACAAC